GGACTGGTTACCGCCGACGCCGGCCGCCAGCGCGGTGCCGGTGTTGGTCTGATAGGCTACCGAAAACTCGGCGCCGAAAAGCCAATTGTTGCGGGCGTAGAGGTAGCCGACTTTGGCGGTCGGCAGCATGCCGCCAGCGAACGCAGACCCATTCAGGCCGTTGCCAATGACGTCAATGTTGGTGCCGACGCCACCAAGGCCGCCGCCCACGTAAATGCCCGTACACGACGTTGGGGTGCACGCGGACCCGAACGTAACAGGGGCCTTGGCCGGAAGCGGCAGCACGTCGGCAGCGCGAGCGACGTTGTGGAACAGCAACGCGAGCGCTGCCGCGAGAATGACAAACAAGAGACGTTTAAACATAGTTGCTCCGGGGGTTGTGCCCGGTGGCGCTAGCAAAAGGCTCCGGGCGGGGTTCGTTTCTTTGGCGGGTTCTTGGCGTCCATCAAATCCGCCTGTGCATGATGAATGCGTGCCCTTGCGTTCAAGGTCTCCGCCATCTTGCGGTGGTCGGCGGCTGACATACTCTTGGGCTTGACGCTGCCGCCTTTCGATTTGTTACCACTCTTCGCCATGGTCGTATGTCTCCGGGTTGCAACAGTACGCGTTATTTTACGCGAATGCGGAGGGCCGGGCCTTGGAATTGTCCGGCCGTGCCGCCCAGCTTGCCGGCGTTCTCCGCATACTTGCTGGAAAACTCCCGGTTGACCGGGTCCATGCCGGCGTACAGGCTCGCGAGTTGTTCGCGGTGCCGCTTGCGGAAAGCTTCGCCGGTCGTCTTGTGGCGTGCGAACAGCGTCACGCCGAACGCTTTGCCCACTTTGTCGGTGCCGGCGACAAGGTCCGCCATGAGCGCGACCACTTCGGGGTCGTCAACCTTGCGGAAACCTTTGTTGTGCGCCGCTGTGTATTCGGCTGGGATATCGTTGATGAAACGAAATTCGTAATCGACGTACCGCCGCAAAATTTGTTCCGGCATTTGCAGCTTCAATGGGCGGTCAAACACCAAGTTTCGGTTGATGGCGTCCACGTCCAAAGCCTCTTTGAACGGCGACAAGCCCGCCGTAGCGTCACCGGCTCCGGGCGCTTCCGGAATGTCGGGCGCGGGGTTGGGCGTCAGATTGGGCGGGAGACCTTCGAACGGATTTGCCGGGTTGCTCATGGACTATTTTCCTTTGCGTTGCTGGGCCGCCCTGTAGGCGCTTTCCAGTGCACGGGTCACGAAGCCCTCGCGCTGTTCTTTGGTGGCGGACTTCGGAACCAACTTGTCCGCTTGCCGTTTGATATCCGCCTGTACGGCCTGCGGGGCATCGGCCAGCTTCGTCCACGGACCCTTGCGCGGGCGCGCGGTGGTGCCGCGCTCCAACTCACCGGGGCCGTCCGTACGGCGGGGCTTGCGTGCCGGCGGGTCTTCGCCTTCCTCGCCCTCTTCGCCTTCCTCGCCCTCTTCGCCTTCCTCGCCCTCTTCGCCTTCCTGCCCGGACTTGGGCGCGGCGGCCGTCTTAAATTCGGGCTCTTCTTTGACAGCCGTAAGCAGCGCGTCCGCGAAGGCTTCGGCGGTCGCGAATTTCTTGGGGTTCATGTCCTTGCCCAGCCGAATGACGGCGGCAGACTTGCGCGGGTCAACCCCGAACCAATCGGCCTTGGCTTCAAGAGCGGCGCGGATTTGGTCCTGCGTGAAGGCCGTATCGGGCTTGGGTGCGGTCGCCACGTCTAGCTTGGCAATTTCGTCCGCCAGCTTGCGGGCTTCAACCGTGTTGCCTTCGGTCACGGCAGCGTCAAGGCGCGTTTGCAAACCCGTACGGGCTTGGTCGCGCATCATCATGTTAAGGTCAACCATGGCTTACGCCCGCTCTTTCGTGTTGTCAAAATTGAAGGTAGGCGCGCGGCTGGCCTCTTGGGCGCGGGCCTGCAAATCGGACAGCACGCCCGTGTCCGTCCACTCCAGCGTCGCCGGGTCCGGCATGTGCTTGGCCGGAATGACCTTGATAACGTCTTGGAAGCTGGAGAGGTAGCGCCACCCGCCTATGGCGTTCAGGATGCCACGGCCGGCTTGGAACATGGTGCCGGCACCCCAGCGGATAAGCACCCAATCCCCGACTTCCGCCGATTGGCGCTTCAAGCCGTCGCCATCCTTGTACGTGAACGCGAGCGGCCCCATTTGCCGGATGATACCGGCTTGCACGCCGTGCTCGCCAAGCTGGCGCGAAATGTCGGGGATAAGGATTTTGCCGACACGGGAGGGCGGGTACGGAATTTGTATTGCGATCAAATCGCGGCAGGGGATGCCTTGGTCGTGCGGAATGTCAAAGCCGTACACGCTGTTCGTCATGTCAATTTCTCCCGTGGAATTTTGTCAAATTCCACCCGTACAAGGTCCGCCTGCATTGTCAACAGTTTTTCGACTTCACGAAACCCCGACGCCTTGCCCTGCGTCTTCGGGTCCAGCGGCTCCCCCGCTAGGAACATCGCCACCGGCCCCGCTTGCTTGTGGCGAAGGTAAGCCACCAGCGCTTTGGTTTCCGGGCTGTTGAGCCATTCCGTCAAGGAAAGAACCCGCATTGTTGTTTTGCTCCAGCAAGTTTTTAACCGTCTCTTCCAAGGTCACCATCTGTAGAAGCGCAGCGCGTTGGTCCTGCATGCCGCCGCTCGCGTCCACAAGATTTTTGATAGACCCGGTCAACTGCAACGCCACTTGGCCAATGGTCTTAATGGCGTCGGTGCGCTGTTTCATCATGCCGAGCGCGCCTTGCATCTTTTCCCACGGCGACGCTTCGGGGTTGCGCGGCTGCGCTACCAGTTGCTCCGGGTTGGGCAGGCGCATGATTTCCGCAAAGCGCTTTTGGCACTCTTGTACGTTCCACGGAACGCCTTCCGCAGCCTGTTTCATCATTTCCATGTAGACGCCACCCATGGCGCTACGATGCATTTCGGTGGCCAACTGCGGGTCGGCTGTAACGGCGATGCCGTCTTTCTGCGACACCTGCAAACCGTCGGGCAGTTGGTCGTAGGCGTCGGCCATCTGGACGAAACTGCGAAACTCTTGTGTCATGGATGCCACCAGCCGGCGGTGCACGGCCGACTGCACTTGCGTGCCGGTGTCAATGATGCCTTTCGCAAGCGTCGCCGTCATGGACGCGGGCGCGTTTTCCAAAAGGTTCAACGTGCCGGCGATACGGTCGCCCAGCGTCAAGATTTTGTCCAGCAACGCCACGGAGCCCGCCGACACTTGCTTGGCTGGCCACGGCTGGAAACGGTCGTTAAGCGTCGCACCGTCCAGCGGTATGGATATCAGCCGATTGCCCTTCAACTCGATTTTGTCGGGCACGCCAACGCCCATACCCGAAAACACGCCCCCGTTTTCGGCTTCGCTCTTAGCGGTGTCGACAATGGACGCTAACAGTTGGTCGGCGGAGCCCTCCGCGCGGCGCAGCAACTTGCCGAAGCCCATAGGAAAGAACTTGCCCGACACGTTCGGCAAAAAGCGGTAGGGATAGAAGCGGTGGATTGGGTTGAAGTATAGTTCGTTTTCGTTGATGGTAACCGTCTTGCGCGACCACCGAGGCCGTATACGTACGACTTCCGGAAGGTCGTCACGCGATATCGTGACGGTCCACGGCTCTTCAATCAAATCGCCGTCAAGGTCCAACCAACAGTCGCACTCGTAAAATCTCTTTGGGGCCTGCGGGTCGCGTTCGTCAAAAACAGGCTGGTAGTTCACCCACTTTTTCCGCTGTATGGACCGCTCGATTTCGTACGGGTAGCGTTCGAACTGGTCGGTAATGCGCGGGGCGCGTTCGTACGACCGTACGTTGGAGTTGATGATAACATCGGTGGACGCGCGGAAGTGAGAATGGAATACCTCTTCCTCTTCGTCAAAGTCGCGCTTGCGCCACGCCAACCCGGTGGCGGACATATGGATAACCAGCGGGTCGGTGTCCAACGTCCAATTCGGGTCTTTCGTACGGAGTTGGGCCGACACCCACGCGGCCAGTGGTTCCGCGCCGGTTTCGCTGGCCTTGGCCAAATCGGGCTCGCCCAACAGCGCGGCGGTCGCACGTGCGGAAAACTGAATGATGGCGGACAACGTCAGTTCGGTTGCCGGCGGGTCCGTCTCGCTCGCGCCCTCTTGCTCTTTGTTGCCGGGGTCCGCGTCGTCTTCGCTCTCTAGGTCGTCAAGGTAGCCTTGCGCTTCGGAAAGCCAATCATTCATAGACGTTTCGTCAATGGCGATTAGCTCAATAAGTTCGTCGGCCATCCTACGGCGTTCGTCGGTGGTCAGCCGTGCGGCCAGATTTCCGAATTTCTCCGGTGCCTCAAGTTTCAGCTTTAGCACGGGTAAATTGCGCATGGTGCCCCTGTATGACAAATTGTATGACGTGTCAAGGCGTTACCCTAACACAGTTTGACGGAAACGGCATCTATGTGGTAATTATGAAGACATTCGCACATGCCGGCCTGCGTTTGCAGGGGGCGGCAAACATAGGAGCACAACCGTGCAGGTAATCGACCGTAGTTTGCAGCCCAGCCAGTATTGGCCGGGACTGTTCGCGCTCTTCGGACTGGACTATGACCGGCTCGCGCCAGTCTATACACAGTTCTACGACACCAAAACGTCGGAAAAGGCTTTCGAAGAGTTTATGACCGAGCGCGCCGGCCTTGGCTTGGCCGTACAGCAACCGGAACTGGAGCCCGTGCAGTTTGACGTGCCCAACGAAGGTTACCGTACGCAGGTCACCCACGCGTCGTACGGTCTCGCCGTCGCGATCTCCCGCGAGGCCAAGGATGACAATCTTTACGAAGACGTTGGCTCGCGCATGATGAAAGAACTTTCTTTCAGCGCACGGCAAACGGAAGAGTACATCGCCCACGCTCCGCTACAGGTCGCGTTCGACGGCGTCAACGGTCTCCGGGCCGACAACGTCGCGCTGTGCTCGCCCTCGCATCCTACCGCTGTCGGTCTCCAGTCCAACGCGCTGGTGTCCGCCAACGTCTCCGAACTGGCGTTCGAAAACGCGGTTATCCAAATCAGCTACGCGCGCAACGGTCGCGGGTTCATTATCAACCTGATGCCCAAGCGCGTCATTCTGTCCCCGGAGAGCGGCCCGGAGACCCGGCGCATCCTCGGTTCGCCGTTGCAGTGGAACGCGCAGACCAACAACATCAACGTGCTGCGTGCGACTGGCGCGCTGCCCGAAGTTGTCGAGACGCCGTACCTTGTCGACAAGGACAATTACTTTATTCAGACTTCGGAACAGGACAAGGACAACGGGCAGGGCTTCACGTTTTGGGAGCGCTCCGCCGTCGAAGTCCGCGAAGATAGCAATTGGGCCAATCAGGCGTCGCTTATCGCCCTGTGGTTCCGTTGCGCCGCGTCCGTGGTCGACTTCCGCACCGTGTACGGTTCTGCCGGAGCCGACGCCGTCTAAGACCCGCAAGGGTGCCGGCACTTCGCTGGCGTTTCCTCCCTTGACTTGACGACCCCGGTTTATCGCCGGGGTCGTCTTTTCGCGTCACAGGGTGGCGGCTTCCCAATCTTCCGCAAAGTTGTTGCGGTCAAACACCGCCCCTATTTGCTTGGCGCACCGTTCGGCCTCGGCTTCGTATGTGTCGCTCTTTTTGTGACCGATGGTACGGGCTCGCGCGGTGTTGTACCAACGCATTGCCATATGGAAGTTGCCAAGTTTCTCCCAATGCTTCGCTTGGTCTCGGCACTGTTCGTTTACTAGCCTGCCGTTCATGGTGGTCATTTTCGCTCTCCAGCGTTTGTTGACAACGACCGTACATTAGCACGTTGTACGGTCGTTGTCAAGTGGTCGTTTAAACGCTATGCAGCCTTCCGCATTGGCGGCAGGTGTTCGGGTGGTGTCGGCAACTTCAACTCCGGGGCCAACCGACTGTCTTTGCGCCGACCGTAGTCAATGACGGACAACAGCGCCTTGCCGGCGTCTTCGGCTTTCGGACGCGGCCCGACGGCACGGGCTGCGGCGTCGATACGCGGCCAGCCGATATCTGCCAGCCGTTGGACGTGGTCGCGTACCGTAGGGTGGTTGTGCACCAGCCACACAAAGCCAAGTGTTGCGTGCTCCGTCACCGTGGCGTTTGGCGGTGCAAGCCCGGCAATCAACGTCAACGCTTGCTGTAGCTCTTCCGTCGGTACGGGCGTGGCGCGCTTGGCGTAGGTCGGGGAGCCGTGGCCGGATAGGGACTTGAGCGCGGCGACGCATGCCAGCTTCGGACGGTCAAATTCCTGTTTCGACGTGTTGGCGTCCACGATAACCAAGCCGGCGTCTTTAACCGTACGTTCAAGAGCAATCGCGTGCTGGTCGCCGGAAGCCAGTTCGGCCATAAACAGCATGGTTTGAGGCACCTTGCGAATACGCGTGTTGCAGGCGAGGAAAATTTCAATCTCCCGCTTGCGGTCGTGCACGTCGTAAATATCGCACGGCACGAACATGCGGCCGGCGAGTTGCGCGCCCTCTAGCCTGTGGCGGCCGTCGACAACGAACAGCGCACCGTTGGCACGGCGAACAACGCGAAGCCGGCCGAACACTGCCAAATCGAAGTTCTTTCCGATTTGCCTGATTAGGCGGGGGTTACGTGCCGCGAGCGCTTGGTATGAAGTGTCAATGTTGAGCGAACCCGCCGGCACTTCAACCGGTTCGGGTTTCTCTTCGGGCCGGAATATGGGGGCCGCTTCCCACGGGAATGCAGTACGCATGTGTACGGGTCCTTTAGTTGTTGGTGTGCATTCTCAATGCACCCGTACACTTACGGTTCCTCGTGGAAATGTCAATTGCTGCCTTGACAGATCGCGGCAAATCACCGCCTGTAGACCGCCCACTAGGCAAGGGAGGGACTACCATATGCGGGGGTACTATTGGGCCAAAACGCCCGAAAATGAGCTATTTGTGGTATTGATGGTGGACGGAAAGGGCTATGTTCCGGGGCGGGACGGTGCTATAAATCTTGACGAAATTTTTGTTTTGGAACCCGTCACTTGGCCAGCCCACAGCACACCGCCAAACCAAAATTCGGGTTTGCCGAATTGTGGGGCGCATGCTCCCGCTGCGGCGCGCGAGTGCGTTATAATACCCTTGAACGCGAGAAACTTACGGGCCTCTTAGTCTGCGGGCCGGCGTCGGGGCGTCCAGTGCGCTATTGCTTGGACCCGTGGCCGCCGGTCTACGACTTCCAAGCCTATCCGGACCGGTCCACGGACCCGCCCCCGGAGCCCCTTCCGCTGCGTTACAATCTTGACGACATTTGGGGCGTAGGACCTTCAACGGGCTCGCCCAGCGTCTTTGCTGCGGCTCCCAAGCCCGCCCCCGACGACGCCACGCGGCTGGCCGCCTTGCTGGCGGTCGTGCCCTACTACGGCCAGTTGGGCAAATCGGCGGCCTTCGCTGCGCCCCCGGCCCCGTTGAACACGCTGGTGCAGTCGCTAACCACCGTCGCGCCCGCCGACTATGACGGCACCTTTTTGCCCTCCGGGTCGGTCCGCACCGTGACACCGCCCAGCGAAGCGGCGGAGCTAGCCGGCGTGTCGACAACGGACCGCGACGTGGCCGACAAGATTTGGACCCCGCCTTGGGCGGCAGTGAAGGGCGTTTAAACAATGCAGACGGCCGCCGCTATCATCACGAAGGCACTTCGGCTTTTCGGTATTATCGACCAAACCGAAGATCCCACGGCAACGGACCTTGCCAACAACGTGGCAGTGCTGAACGATCTGTTGCGCAATGAACAATGTGACGGTGCCTGCCAATACCTCATGAAAATGGCCACTGTCATGCTGCCGCCGGGCGTAGCCGGGAGCATTTACACTTTTCAAATCGGTACGGCCAGCAACACCTACGTTTTGCAAGCCGACGCGGTCGCCGTCAAAGCCATGTGGATGCAAGACGTGAGCCCGACCGTCAACCGTGAAACGCGCATGGGGCCAAAAGCCGACGTTGTACGTACAACGTTCCCCGGCATTATCACGAAGTGGCACCAAGAGCGGCAGGCCGACGGCTCGATTTTAATCACGGCTTTCCAGCCGCCGCGCGCCACCGTACAGGCTTTGATTGAATACGGGCAGCGCATCCCGGCCCTCACGGCAGCGGACGGCAGCGACGTGGTGACCTTGCCGGAAGAGGGCGTACACGATGCCACGCTGTTGCTGGGCTTGACGGTGTGCGGCTCCTATGGCCGCCCGGCCGACAAGATTGACCCGGTGTTGCTGGCGCGAGCGCAGCAAGTTGACAAGCGTTGGCGGGATTGGGCGCGCGGGCAACAGTGGCTTAGGTTTGTACGGTCATGAGGCTTTTAGTAGTAACCGCGCCGCATTTCTGTGCTGGCTTGGAAGTGGACAGCCACGTGCGGCGTACCGCTCCAATCCTGCGATATATGCTTGGTTGGGCTGTCGACCACGTACGACAATACGCGGCTGGTAAAGGCTGGATAGTGACTAATGCAGATTGACGTATTAGGCTCATATCAGGACCCGCTTAACCTAGACCAAGGCGCGGGCAAACTCGTTAATGTCCGCGTCGTGCCGCGCGAGCAAACCGAAGGTAAGCAGGCCCGCGCCCGCTTCGTCGGTGCACCCGGTTTAACACAAGTGAGCAAGCCCAAGGCTTCGCCGTGCATCGCCATTTCGCACGCGCTGGGCACGATNNGCTCGATATACTACGGCGTAGAGACCGGAGCCCCCGTGCTGGCCGGCTCCGTGGCCGTGAGCCCCATTCAGCCGGTCATTCGCTTTGCGGAAGATCGTACGGCGCTGGTCATTGCATCCAACGCCAACGTGCTAGGCGGAACGCGGTTCGGCACCGGCTACACCGCCACGCAAACCGGCGGGGTTATCAACGCCGGCTTTGACACGTCGATTGACTTTGACCCGTCGACCGTCGCTGAACTGGACAATATCGCGATATGGTCGGCCGCGTCCAATTTCTACGCGAACCAAGATAGCAAAATGTACCGGTCGCAGCCGTTGGACCCTGCGAACGTACAGCCTAACAGCTTCGCCACAAAGGAAGCCCGCGCCGACCGCGTGGTGGACTTGGCGATATCCGGGCGCGTCATGTGGCCGCTCGGCTCCCGAAGCTGCGAACAGTGGTACGACGCCGGCAACGACGCGGACTTTCCTTTTAACCCGTACCCTAACACGCTCAATTCCGTCGGCATCGCGGCGCGGCTATCGCTGGCCGTACTGCGGGACGTTATCGCCTTCGTCGGGACCGACCGCCGAGTGTGGCGCTGCAAAGATCAAAGCGGGCAGGCCGTTTCACCGCCGTGGGTCGACTTGCTGTTGCAGCAATTGACGGTGTCGCAACTCTCTTCACTGACAGCTTACGCGTACGGGCAGGGCGGAAGCGATTTCTACGTGCTCACGCTGCCGGGGAGTTGGACCATTGAACTTTCTTCTACTACCGGTGTTTGGTCATATCGCCAATCAAATGGCCGTAGCGATCATGCTGGACGCTGCGCAACTGAACATGACGGCGGCATCACTTATGTTGGCTTGGATACCGGGGAGATTTGCACCCTAGATATCAACAGCGCGACGGAGCCCGGCGGCACGCTCTCCCGCGTTATCATCACGCCGTGGGTAGGCTCGGAAGAGACCCGGACGACGTTTGACACAATAGACGTTACGTCGTCCATGGGGCCGGCGGCTGGCAACTTTCAACTCGATTGGTCGGAAGACCGCGCGGTGACGTGGCGCGGTGTCCGCCAGATCACAATGCCGCAGCCGGGCACGCGGCGCGCTATCGGGCGCGAATTTGGCACCGGCCGGCGTCGCCAGTTCCGGTTGCAGTACAGCGGAAGTCAGGCCCCGTTTACGATTGACGAACTTTTCGCCAACGCTACGCCGGGCACATGACGAAGTCTTTAGCCGCTCGCGACAAGGTCGACGGCGGTAACTCCGCGAGGGCCGACCGTACAGCCTTGGTAATGGGGCTGGCCTGTTCGTACACCGCGAGTATGCGGCACTCAAAATGCGCTAGGTGGCGCACCAGCTTGTGCCGGCTCTTGCTGTCGAATGACTGCATGCGGCTTTCACCGTTCACGCCGACGAATTGGATTGTAAACATCTGTCAATCACTCCGGTTAGTGATTTGCACAGAATAACCGTACACTGTGGATAAGTCAACAAATGGCCCAAAAATTCCCGCCACCGCCGCAGCTTGCGAACCTAGACCCGGCGCTTAACCGTTGGTTAATCGAAATTCAATCTATCTTGAACAATAGCGGCGGTATCGACCCTTCGTCCGTACAAGGCTTGTCGTCTCTCGAAACGCAGGTGACCGCGAACACAGCCGCGATTGCGTTGCTGCAAAGTGAAGTCGACACGCTAAACGCCGAAGTGCCGATCTTACAAACGCAGGTCTCTACCAACACCACCAACATTGCGTCGCTGAACAGCACCGTGACGACGCTGGCCAATCGCAACCAAGTGTTCAATGGGACGGCTGCACCGGCTGGCGGCTTGGGTGTGAACGGCGACTGGTACGCCGACACGTCGGCAAAACATATTTACGTGAAGGTTGGCGGGGCGTGGGTGCTAATCGTTTAAACGAACAGCATAAGCGCGTTAATCGCGCCCTGAAATTCTTCAAGCGTCCGTACAAGCACGTACACGTTCCCCGCAGCTTTCCAATCGCGTTCGAATTTCTCTTGTCCCTTGCTTTGCTCGCCGTCTTCGTCCTTTATCTCTATCGCTACCGCGCGGCCGGACGGAAACGCTAGATAGTCGGCAACGCCGGGGCGTACGCCCATGCGCTTGAAGTGCTGAATAGCACCCCAGCCGCCTTTGCGTTCGTTAGGGACGTGGAAAATCAACAGCCGGCCCCAAATGCCGGATTTCTCCAGCCATTGTTGGCAGTGCATATGCAAGCACTTTTCGCCGTGCTCTTGCGGAGCGGCCGGCTTACGGGGCTTTTTTCGGGATGACGCCAAGGGCCTGCAACTTTTTCTCTTCGTCCCTGCACCACGCTTCCAGCGCGAGTTGGACGGCCACGGAGCGGTTTTTCACGATTTCCGGCGGGTTGTTGCGAACTACAAAGTCCACGCGCGCCACGAGGCTGGCGGGCACGCGAGCGGAAAACATGGTGGCTTTAAGTTCGGCCGGCATTCGTGTATGCTATAAGCGAATTTGTCATACAATGCAAGGGCTTTGAACATGGCAGCGGATTTTGGTTCCGGGCTCGGCACCATCATAGGGTCGGAAGAGGCAAAGACGGACCTTGCCAATGGGTTGCAGGGCGTCAACAACATCGCTGGTGGCTTCGGCAGCACCGTGGCCCCGTACAATTCGTTTGGCCAGTCCTTTATCAGCCCCGCCACCAGCACCATCAACGGTATCCAAAGCGTCGCCGGCAAGGACCCGAACTTGAACTATAACACGTTCATGCAGAATTATGCCACGTCACCGGGTGCCAAGTACGACATTGGAGTGGCCACGAACGTACAGAACAACAGCGCGGCGGCCAAAGGCAAGTTGCTGTCCGGTTCGAACGAACGCGCGCTGTCCGATATCAGCACCGGCATTGCGAGCAAGTACGCCAACCAAGCGTTCGGAAACTATCTCGCCGGCAACAATCAACAGTTCGGCCAGCTAGAAAGCGCGCTCGGCAATATGTTCAACGCTATCGGCGTCGGCACCACCGCCACCGGCCAGCAAGCCGGTGTGGACGTGGGGCAAATGAACAGCACCGCCGCGATTGCACAGGCCCAAGCCAAGAACGATCAAAGCAAAGGGTCAGGCTTTGGAAGCCTGTTTTCTGGACTGGCTTCCTTTGCGTTCCCGCCCGTGTAGGGCCGCAAATGTACGTTTGATTGTGTCGAGCACGGCCTTGGCCGGGTCGTCGGGACCGGACGCGATTATTCTTAGCACTCGCCTGTGCATCTTGCGGGATGACAGCGCTTCGTTGATTTGTGTCATGTGGTCTCCGTCTGTTATGTGATGCTTGGGAAAGGTTAGCGCTGATCCCTGCCGTCCGGGCAGGTGGGCCACCAGCAATGCTTCCAAGTCTCAAGACCGGGGACGCGGCACACTGGGCATCGGTAATTCGCGGCCCGATCAATTAGCTTCAAGGCGTCGCGGGCTGCGGCGTTCACTTCGCTTGTGCCTACCGGGCCGCCCATGCCGTTGCCGTGGTCAATCTTCACGTTTCATTCCCTCGCTGCTGAGATAGGCGAGCCCTCGCACGATCAAGAGACCATGACAGGGGCTCTGTTCTGAACATCGTGAAATTGCGTTCGCTGCCACAAGCGGAGCATGGCGCATACTGATCGAAGTTCCGCGAAGTTTCGCCACAGCGGCATTTGCGATAAAACATGATCTCCACTGGCATATCTTCAAGCTTCATAGCTGTTCGCCCTAATGCGCCACGTCGTCTCGCTGCTGATCTAAGCGGTTTTTGCGCATCGCGCGCACACCACCGCTTTCTCCCACACAAAAGGCGGACGTGGGCCATTGCGAAGGTAAGCCCAACGGTATCGACGGTGAAATAGCCAGCACCACATAAATGCTCCGCCCTAATGCGCTTAATGTGCCACTAACCCCTAACGATAGCGTACACGTACACGTCCTGCGGCTCTTCGGTCGATATATTAGGGAAAAATTCGAAGCGACGCAATCGGCCCTCACGCTCCGCCCCCATGCGCTCCAGCACGCGTTGCACGGGCACGTTGTCGACGTGACAGTAAGCCCACACGCGCCAAATCTGCCGGTGCGTAAAAATCCACTGCACGAAGGGTATGGACACGGCCCGGCCGGCTCCCTTCGCTTTCCAGTCGTTGCGAAACATGAGCGTGACAGTGGCCGCGTGGCCCTGCACTTCGAAGCCCATGAGCCCCAGCACGTCGTTGTGGTCTTCGTTCGGGCATACGGCAAGCCATCGCTGGCGGTCGTTTAAACGTTGTCGCTCAATCAAGGCCCCCGCCTGTTCTACGTCGGCATGGACGGGAAACCCCATGTAGCGCATAACGACGGGGTCGCCGGTCAGGCGAAAAACCCGTGGACCTTCCCACGGGTTCAAGTCGCGCAAGACGAAGCGGCCTAGCTCTGCGATCACGCACGGGCCTCCCTGTCGCGCCTTTCGTTTTCCCGTACGGCGTCCCAATAGACTTCGTTAAAGCCGGCATCGTATCCTTGGTTATAGTCGTAGCCGGCAAATGGCGTTACGATGCCGTCTTGCATGTTGGTGCGTGGCGGGCGGTTCGAAGTAGCGTCCCAATAGCCCATTCGGTAGGCGTGGGGTGCGCGGTCCATATTTGCCATGTTCGCTCTCCAGCGGTTGAATGTATGACGACCGTAAACGACCGTACAAAGGCTGTCAAGCCCTTATTTTCGCATTCTGACGCTTTCGTAACCCTCGCAATCCAAGGGCAGGCCAGCGGTCCAGTGCCGGGGGCGCTTCATGATCTGGCGCATTTGTTCCGACCGCTCTTTGGCCACGGCAGCGGGCGCAGCGGCTAGAATGCTGTCGTATACGTCCAGCAACAAAATTACGTCCGGTAGCTCGCGCTCTATATCCTCTTCGGCCGCCGTCACTATGTCGCGGGTCATGGACTGGCAAGCGATTTCCAGCAACGACCCGCCGAACGCCTTTTGACGCAACAGGGCTCCGAACTTGCCACGGAAGAATGCACACTCGCCCGTGTACGTTATATGCGCGGAATAGTGCGGGACCGCGCGGCCCGATGGCAACAGCATCCATACCGTGCCGTGCGCGTCTTTCTGAAACGCGATCTTGCCGGCTGGAAAGATGCGGCCCGGCTGTTCGTAAATGGCGAACTTGAAAGCGTCGCCCAGCGCGTACCACAGATTGACCAACAGCGGATTGGCTTGCCGGTATCCGTCGATATCGGAGCGCGCTTTTATTTCGTCCAGCACGCGACCCGTGCGGCGTTCCAAGGCCATGTACGTACGCCAACCCAATTGATAGTTGCCGCCCAATGTTACGGACTTGTACATTTGCCGTTCTTTCGGGTGCGTCTTTTTGGTGCTGCCCGGCGGACACCGGCCCATGGCAATGGCGTTGTACATATAGGGGTCGCCGCCCGACGCCAAAAGGTTTAAACGCTCCGTGTCGCCGGCCATCCATAGCGCTAGCCGATACTCCGCTTGGCTTTCGTCGTTGTCGCAAAGCATGTATCCGTCCGGAACTGCGATGCATCCTCGCAAGCAATCCGTAAGCGCAATGTTGTCGTACTTGTAGCCCTGTTTTAGTCCCTCAATCACGGCGTCAATTGTCGGCCTGCCGTCTTGCCCGTCGTAGCGTCCGGACGGTCGCGCGATGTTGAACATATTCGCGCCTTCGGACGTGCCGCGCCCGGAGCGTGCGCCGAAGTAGCGCGTAGCGTCCTTGTACCAGCCGTTAACGTGGCGGTCCAAGAGTGCTTGGGCTTTCATCGGCGCGCTGCCGCCTTCGGCTTGCAACAGCATCAACACGCCGCGCACGTCGGGGTGCAAATTTTCGTCGGCCAGCTTTTCAGCCACGACGTGTTTCTGCGTGCTCTCCAGCCCGGCGGCACGGTTGCCGCTGTTGGCCCACTCCAGTATGCGGGTCCGCTGCGAAAGCTTCGTTACGGCGTTGCCGGTCAATTCCATCAATTGCGCCGTGCTCTCTTGTTCTATCTCTTGACGACGTAGCGCAATGGCGGTCGCCAGTTGAATATCAATCGGCAACCCAATTTCGTTTTTCCGCCACGTACGTTCAAAGATGACGCGTTCGGCCGCAGACAGCGGCGGCAAGCGTTCGTCAAGTCCTTTCAGCGCCCGTACGTCCTGAACGTTGTAGGCAATCAACTTGCGAAACGTTTCTACGTCTTCGTTAAAGGTGCCGTTGCGTTGCGGCTTGCACGTCGCCATGACAAGAGCCCGACCGGCGGGGTCTTTGCCGGCGATGCCCAGCGCTGTACAGACTTCCTCCAGCCCGCCGGGGAGCGCGAGCGCTTGCGCCCGACCCATGGTGCAATCAATCTTGGAAAGCGGAAGTTCAATGTACGGATTGACCGCGCGCAAAATGCTAACGTCAAAATTGGCGTGGTGCGCGACGAAGCGCCGGCACTGGCGTATGTCGGCGTACAGGTCCGCAAGGGTGTGGGTGCCCAAGAAAGGATGCACTGGGCACGCCGTCTTGAGCGCGCCCCGAAACTCCCACACCACCGACGTTATGCCGGTCGACGGGTCGGCCGCGTAACGACGCGCCCCGGCCTTTCTAAGGTCCGTGCGCGAGCGCGTTTCGAAGTCTGCCCAAAGGTCGTCAACGTGCGGAACGGTCATGGTGCAAGGTCTCCGGGGCCGCTAGCTACCCCTCTAGCGGCCCCGAAGCTACGCCCTAGCGCGGCCCGAAGGGGTTTTGGGGCTGGCCAAAACCACCACCGGGGGCGGGGCCGCTGGGAGCCGCGACGGGCTGTCCAGCGAACGGGCCGGCACCGGGAGCCGGTCCGTTGTTAGAAGGGAACGCAGGCCCCGCCCCATTCGGCTGGGGACCGGCACCGAACGGAGTAGCAGGGCCGCCGGTCGACGGGGCAGGACCACCCACGCCACTCCCATGGGTAAAACCCCCGGCGGGCGGTGCTCCGAACGGCTGTTGCTGCATGGGCTGTTGCGGCGCGAACCCGCCGGGCGAGGGCGCGAAGCCGGTCACGTGCAAGCCTTGCTGTTGCGCCAGCGCCATCAACTCGGCACCCGACATGCTGTTGGCGAACACGATCTCTTCACCGGGTGCAGAGAACACCACCGCGTTAAGATAAAGCTTCACGCCGTAGGGGTCGTTTTTCTTGACCGCAGCGGTAACGCCGGCCATGCAGTAGTCGCCGGACTTGACGCCCGTACGGTTGGCCAGTTTCACCAGTTGGCCGCCGGCCTGCACAATCTCCACATTGGGCGGGTTGCCAGTCGACGCGGAAAAAATCCAGTGACCCTTGCCCCATTCGGATGGTGCGGCCTTGCCCGGTGCCGGCATGTCGCCGTCAACGATTGGCCAGTTCCGAATGTGTGGGCTGGTGGCGAACAGCTTGCCGCAAGCCGCCGCGATGCCGGCAAGCGCGGGCTCCAAGTGCCATTGCGCTTGCGTCTTTGGTACGATGAAAGACGAAAAGTAATTGGGCTTTTGCGTCTGTTGTCCCTTGAACTCGGTGCTTGGTGTCCACAGGTGCCGCATGTCGATAATGCGGCAATTGAACACTGTTGCGCCTTCATACTGCCTTTGACCATTTGTCATTTGCTTCTAGTCCTTTTGCCAATTTGCCAATTTGTCAGATAGTCACTTACTTACGCATTCAAACCGTACGCGTACGGTCGGAATTAGTCAAGCCTTGTTCCGTTGCGCCATTTCCGCAGTCTGCCGTCCGATTTCGCAATAGTACTCGCGGAGTGTCGCCACCCACTGCGTCATAATCTCGAAAGCGTCGGCCGGCGTACGTCCGTTCTCTTGCAGGTCGCGTGATATAGCTACCGCAGTTTTATAGTCGTCGACTTCGGTAATAACATCGCGAACGCGCTGTAGTGCTCCGTGCTCTATCATGTCAATAGCTCGCTTTCAATTCGGCTTCGGGTTTGTGTGCGCCAACGGCTGCGTACGTCTTTCCGGCCAGCCCAAGTTTCTCCGCTTGTGCCGGCGTAACAGGTTTAACGCCAGCGACGCCGAAGTGCTGGTAAAGCACGGTAGCGGCTTGCGCGGCATCGTTCCACGCACGGAAGGCCCGGCCCGGTTTGAGTTGCGCGCCGTCGGCGGTGCGCCCCAGCTTAAGGTGCGTGGTCAACGCCTCTTCGTACACCGGCCGTACGTCGCCAAGCGCACGGATAAGGCGGAGCAACCGCACCAACTCTTGCGTGGTCAAATCCTCGATGCGGCGTGTCATGGCCCCCATAACAAAGCCGGCGTCCGTCGTCATGGCGGGACACTGTTGAAACGCCTTGCACCACCGGCAATGCGGTCCGGGCTTTGGCGCGCTGCGGTCGGCAATGGCGCGCAATACGCGTTCGCGATGCGCGATAACTTCGGAGCGGTGCGCCACCCACTGTTTAAACGGCTCTTCGTCCAGCCCGTTCGGTTGGAATATCACGAAGCGCCACCACTCCGCCGGGGTGCGGTCCAGCAACGCGGCTCCGTATGTGAGCATTTGTTTGTTGTGGTACGCCGGCACGTCCCACTTGCCGTTTTTCACGTCCAGCACTGTGACGATTTTTGACGCGTCGTTAAACAAGTCCGTGGTGCCCCAACACTCCGGGGTCAGGGTAACGCGCAACTCCGTGTGCAACTCTCCCTGTTCAAGCTGGCGCACGAAGTCCATTCCCAACGCGATAGCCGCTGCGGCATGGTCGTCTTCGTTGGGGTGGTCGCCGCGCACCGCAGCTTCAAAGAGCGCGTGTACGCGCGTGCCTTCGTCGGACGCGTCAACCGTGCTCGCTTTGCGCGGCGGGTCAGGAACCGCATTGAGCGCAGCGAACGAACATTCCAACCACGTGGCTGCGGAACTAGGCGCGAAGACTGAGTGCAGGCGGTCGCTCATTTGCGGGGCCTTATGTTGACGCGCGAAGGGACGCGGTGAGCTATGCTGCCGTGGGGGTCGCCTTCAACGTGTTCGGTTTGCACTTCCAACAGCACTTCGTTGCCGTTTTGATCGCGGCACCATATGCCGAACTTTTCGCCGGGCTTGGCGTCGGCCGGTGCGCACCACTTCACCAAGGCGTCGCGTGCGTTTTGTTCGTCGCACTCCGCCCGGTTCAATTCTTGCCGGGCGTTCTCTACGCGCCGCACGGCGAGTTGATAGCTTTTAACCAACTCGCGGCCTTCGCGGCTGATATCGTAGTCAGGGTCAATCTGTCCGGCCATGTTGTCGCTCCCTCCAGTGGGTCTCTTTATCGCGGCAGGCCCAGCCCCTCCACTGCGCAACAGCTTCGCCGGGGTTTTCAACAGCGGTTGCGCCACTGTCTATGTACCTGCCTCGATAAAGAGAGAATTTCAGGCCGGGGCCTCGGTGATGGAAGCCCCGGCCCTATTCCCCGCGCAATGGTCGGCACAGCGCGGGAAACAGTATCAAGCATTCATCATCTGCGCAATCTGCGTCAACGCCGGCACGGTCATCTTGGGCAGAATGACGCCCTTGATTTGGTCCATGGTCGCGTTGGCGGCTTCGGGGATGCCGGCCTTGGTGCCTTCGCTGCGGAACCAATTCAACGCAGCGTCGGCCGGCTGTCCGCTCGCGATGGCGCTGTCAATCCTCGCATTGATGCGTGCGACCAGCGCGGAGACTTCGGGCGAGACGGACACAGCGGGAGCAAACGGACCCCCGGCCTGCGGTGCGACACCAGCCGCCGGGGGCGCAAAGCCACCCGCGCCCGGAAAACCCGCAGCGGCGTTCACGCTGGGCGGAGCCATCGGGGGCGGAGCCTGCGCGGTCGCAGGTTGTACGGCTTCGCCGTCTTCCTTGCTCTTGCCGCCGCGTGTGCCTTTCAGTGTCGCGACGTACGCCTTAGCGGCGTCGTTCACTTCCTCCGGGGTGTCCCCCGTAAACGTCAACTCAATCTTTGGCATGTTCGTGTCTCCAGTGGTTGTTAAGACGCCAATCTATGACATTGGAACGCAGTGGCGTCAAGCGGGTTCCTGCGTTGTACGGTTACTTACGGCGACTTGAAGATAGCGGCTCTTACGGCTGCGTCTTTGGCCTCCAATAATTTGCGCAAAGCAACCGTACGCTCCGGGTTGCGAGGCAGGGTGTTGACTATGACCGTGGCCAGATTGTGAAAGTTTACGCTCACGTCTTTCAAGTGCTGCGGTAAGTGGGCGTATTCGAAAAACTGCAAAATGCTCTCTTCCACTGGTTAGCTCCTACCGTTGATGTAAAACGCCGCGTGTGTCGTAAATACCCGCAGCCATGTAACGGCCGTTTGGCGACCGCTTCAAGAATACGGAATGCACGTCCGGAAGCTGTTCGTACGGCCATATGGCCGTGGTGTACGTAGTAGTGAGCAGCCACCCGCCGGCATCGTTTTTGACTGGAGCCGACACGATTTGTTGCCACGGGTTGGCTTCTAGGATTTTGCGCACGTTGACGGCTTCAAGGCCACCGCCGCGCGTCTTCAAATCCTTGCCGGGAGCCATGACCACCGTATTGTCGAAACCGCAATGCGGGCACATAGGATGCAAAAACGCGGCGTACGGCTGTTCGCAGGCTGCGCACGTCTTAATGTCCGCCTGTTGCTGGCCGCAGTGCGGGCAACGCATGCCGTGGAAATGCGGGTCAAAGCGCTCTTCACATGCCTTGCACTTCGGAGCGCTCTTGTGGACTAGCTTGCAAGCCGGGCACGTCTTGCCATGCTGCCACGTTTCCCATTCCGTACCGCAGCCGTTTGTTCTGCCGTCGTCACAAGTAAGCATGCGACCGGGTGCAGCCATTACGGCGTCAAGCGCACCGTGGCGCAGAATGTTGCCGCCGAAGTCGGACACGAGACAGTTAGCCGCGTACGGAGTTATACGTGCGCCGCGTCCCAGCCCTTGAGCGTAGTAAACTGCGGACTTCGTCGCGCGGCAGAATGCAAGATAGTCGATATCTTCAACATTGAAGCCGGTGGTAAACATATTGCAGGATACCAGCACTTGCACGACGCCGTGACGAAAAGCTTCCACGGCCTTGTCGCGCTTGCCGACAATAGAACGCGAGTGCACACCGGCCGTCGCCACTCCGAAGCGTTTAAACTGTGCCTCTAGCTTGTCGACGTGGTCGATATTGCAACAGAACACCAGCACGCGCCGACGGTTGAATTTTTGCATAACCTCCACAATCGTTTTGGCGTGGCTCGGTGCAAGCTTGATTGCGCGCGGTGCCATCTCGTCTAGGTCAAAATCGCCGGCTACCGACTTAAGCCCGGTCACGTCAATGGTTTCATCCTCGCCAGCGTCGACCGGCACCAGTGGTTTCACGTAGCCGTCGCGCAACGCGTCCAAGAACGTGTAGCGGTAGACGATAGGGCCGAACGTCTTTGCAAGGTCTCCGGTGCCGTCGGCGCGGAAGGGTGTGCCGGTCAGGCCGTGGATTTTGGCTTGCGCCAGCTTGTCGAAGAGCCGGCGGTACTGTGACGACTTGGCCGGCGGCACCATGTGCACTTCGTCCACCAAGATTGCCACAACGTCGCGGAACAGTCCGACGCGGTTAACGATACTGCCGATTGTGCCGACCGTGACGCGGGCGAACGCGTTGGTGCTGATAGAAGAGGAACAGATACCGGGGTTGACGCCAAGCTGGCGTACGGCTTCGCTGTTCTGCCGCACTAGCTCTTTGTTGTGAGCTACGATCATGACGCGGCCGAACTGTTGATAGTAGGAAGCGAGCATGCCCAGCATGGCCGACTTGCCGCCGGCCACCGTCACTTCGGCAACGCTAAAGCGGCCATCATGGTAAATCAGCGCGTTGACGCCGTCGACTTGGTGCGCTCGCGGCACGAAGGGCGTATGCGTCAACGCGGTCGTGTTGTGGTAGACGTTCATTGCGGTTTGCCCAAGTGCTGCAAATCGCGGTCGACGTACTCGCGAAGCTTCGCAACAGTACCGTTCAACACGTCGTCTTTGCTGCCGTGACCCCCTGCGATAATCAACGCCACGACACCGGCTAGCAAATTGGTGGCTTCGGCATGTACGGATTTGCCGGCGGCATGGTCAGACACCACGACATGCGAAAACGTGTGCAAGTACTCTTGAATGGTACGCCGCAGTACCACGCTAGCGGCCGTTTCGATGCGAAGTCCGTTGCCGTCGCTCATGGCGTCACCCCCCAAACCACCAGCCACAGGGCAATACCCATGGCCAGCGCGGTTAGATCAAAAATGGCTTCCTCCAGCGTCATCACACGTTCCAACTTTTGACCAACTGTTGTTCGTAAGCGCGTTTGAGGAAATGCCCAAAGCACTTGCTGTAGCCGCCGAAGTACGCGACGTTTTTCATTTTGCAAATGCCGTGGACGTAGGCGAACAGTTCGGACTTAGTAAGGGCGGGGTGGGTCATGGTCGCTCTCCAGCGGTTTGTACGTATGTGACCGTACAGACCCCTTTTAGCGCTGTCAAGCGTTATTTTAGTGAAAACAGTCATAGAGCAAGAACCGGCCCCCGTAACAGTCTTCCATGACCCCGGCGGGCTCCAATTGCTCAAATTCGGCCGTTGTGGGGTAGTCCAGAAAGATACGCCGGCAGGGAGCGCCGGCCGTCTCTATGCAGGTTAACCGGTTCGGAATTGCCGGGGCTATTTCCCCGGCGACTTGACCGGCGGCATTGACGGCCAGTACGGACACAAACCGTTGCGGGCCTAACAGTTCGTGCGTTAGGTGTCCCGGCATGAGCGGGCTTCGCGCAATCACGGAAAGCGGCCAGTATTTCACGGCGCAATCTCCAATCCTAGTTCATGCGCAACGGTCCACACGTGCGCGATTAGCTCTTGTACGGTCATTTCTGATATTCCGACTTGCGGCATTCCGATATCCTGAAACTCCAGCGTCGTACCATCTGCAAACTTCATTTCATTGCGCGGGACGATTTGACCGCGACGCGTGTTCACCAACATGCACAGTTCGGCCCGGCTGGAGTGTACCATAATGGCCGTGTGCGTCACCATGTACAATACGTCACGCTGGAGCCTCGCCACCGTTTCGTCGGTCGACGGCTGCGGCGCGGGCTCCCACGGGAAGCGCTGGGGTGCTAGATCGTTTCCCACGGATACAGCTTCCTTATGGCTTGGGTGTCCAAGGGAAAGAGGGCGTCACAGTTGGCGAACTGGACGCGGACGTGGTTGTTTCGTTCCACGGAAACGACGGTGCCGCGCTCGCCGTCAACCACGGCAATGACGGTTTCGCCCTCGCGGTATGTGTTGCCCCCAGCCTGCATTTTACACCGTCCATTTCAGCTTTGCCGCACGCGCAAACGCCGTTCCAATCTACTCCCACGGGAAGCGCTCTTGCACTGCGTGTTTAAGATACTCCAGCACTTGCGCCGACGTGCCGGCGTAGGCGTTGCGTTCGCTGGCGCGTGCGGCGTACGTACGTTGTCGCGCGATATGGCCGAGCGGAATTGGCTTGCCTTCACGTTTCATATAGCGTTCCTCGATAACGCCGGCCGGCTCTTGAATGAATACGGGAACGATACGTACACGCCCGGTTGCGTTCAGTGGCGCTTCCAACGCCGACATGCTGAAAGGTGTTTCGATTAGAAGCGGTCGACCGTCGCCGTGCTGCACCGCGTGTTTGATAGCGAGCAAGTACGCGCTGTCGCCTTGGTCAATATAGAAGTCGTGCGGCACGTAATGGAAACGGTCGCGCAATTGTTCGCACACCCACGACTTGCCGCTACCGGGACAACCAACGACCATGTAGACGGTTACGGGAGTGGTCACGCGTCGCCCCTTATCATGCGGTCCACTTCGATAAAATGCATATTGAGGAATTGCGTAAGCTGCACGAACGTGGCCTCGTTCACGTCTAACGTACGGTCCTGTACGGCCAAGCTGCCGTCAATCGTGCACGTGGCCAGTGCGCGTTGCGCCACCAGCGCGAAAGTCTCTTCGCGTGTGCGCCCGGTTGCCGCCGGTACGCTCTTCGTGCCGCTGGCGTCAACCCAATAGCCGATAAAGCGATACGGTCCTAACTCGCAAGGGAACGCCAGACCTGCGTTGAACAAGTCGTTTTGAACGTTACTCCAGTAATTCATTTTGTCCATGGGTAGCTCTCCAGCTTTGCGGGCGGTGTTATCGCCCAAGGTATTGTCAGTTCTTGACGTACGATTGCGACGGGTGCGAACACCGCCAAGAACGGACACCCGTACATTGTACGGAAATGGCCGCTATTTAGCAAGTGGCTTAGGCCATCTTTTTCAAACATTCGCATGGCCGCGTCTTTGCTAATGACGTACCCCGGCACTTCGCCCTTGACGTTGCCGCCTAGCTCTACGGCGACGCTTTCGAATGGCACGATAGCGCCGTTACGGAGTGCGTCCATTCCTGCGGCGGTGACGCCGGGTAGCATGGCGGCCAGCCGCGTCACGTGGTTGACTTCGCTTTGCGGTGGCGCGTCCACACGACGTTTAAACACATTGACGGTTGTTGTGCGGCCCTTGCTGTCCTGCCCGTAATTCTCTGAAACAATCGTGCCGGTGTAGCTCTTGGCCTTCGGAGCCCCGCGCACCTTGCCGCAGTCAATGGATATCAAGTCGCCCTTGCCGGCCGTGATGCGATAGACAAACCCGCTATTGCCCGACTTCGCGCCGTTGCCTTTCTGCCAAGCCTCTTCGTTGCCAAGCGGCAGGTGGTCCGTGATGATTTCAGCCGCGCCCGTACGTCGTGCAATGTTCTTTAAAACAAACATGGCCTTTAGCACGCTCTCGGTATCGTTGTCCGCGAAGCAAAGGCCCGATGCGCCCCACGTGTCAATCACAATCAAGTCCACGCGCTTGCTCATTGCCTGCATGGCTTGTACGGTTGCGAGGCATTGCTGTTCAAACGCCAGCGGTTCGGGCACGCCGCGTATGAGGTGGAAACGGTCGGCTAGCTCTCGCGCGTTGGGCTCTTGGCGCAGCAAATGCCTTATGCGTCGTTCTGTGCCGTAATCGTCTTCGGCGGCGACCCAAAGAATATGACCGTCCGTACGCTCAATATCAGCGTCAAGCCACGCTGCGCCTTTGAGCATATGGACCGCCAAGTCTGAAACGATAGTGGACTTTCCTGCACCACTGTGACCGGTAAAGAAATGAACTTCCCCGCACAGAATGCGTTGATATAGTAACCACGGCAATTCATTGGTGCTGTCCTCCAGCGTCAGTTCAAAGCCGGTCCGCGCCACCAGCGCGGGCGTTGTCTGCCCGTCAATCACAGCCTGCACCAGCGTGCGCCGGCTTATGATGGCCTGCATAATCAGGTTGCCACGCAGCACCGGCAACTGGTCGTGCCGACGTATCTCTTCGCCCAGCGTACGGCCGCCGTTGCCAATCTCCAGCGCGCCTTGCGTTTCCGTCACGACGTTTTCAATCTCTTCGCGCGTGCACATGCCGTTCAACTCGGCAAACTTGAGTATGCCGACAATGGAAAAGATTGTCGAGCCCCGGTTTTCGTGGCGGCCCATTAACTCTTGCTTCAACAGTCCTAGATAGCGCTGGGCCGCGTCACGCCCGGCCTGCCATTCATCGGCGTTGCGCGGCACCGCTTCGGCTAACTCTTCGGCGCTCGCGGTCTCATGATCCATGCCGAAGCGCAGCGACGTGCCGGCGCGGGCAGGCACTTCGGATAAAACGTATTGCAGCTTGGCAGTGTTTAAACGTGGCCAATCCGCGCTCCAGTTTTCCCACTCATAGGGTTGTCCGGTTACCGGGTGCGGACCGAAGGCGACGAATTGGCCGCCGATCAATTGCAGCTTTTCGCCGTTGGGAAACGAGAACGTACGGCCTTGTACGGGCGCGTCTTCTAGATAAAAAGGAATAAGGAAACGCGGCCGACGGCCCCAGCGTACCGGGCAGTTGGGGCCGAAGATATCCCGAAACGCAGAGAGTAACTTTCCAGCCAATGCCGGGTCGGAAACGTCGCAATCAAAGGCCGTAAGCCCTGCGTCGCCACAGCGGAGCCCCACGCCACCGGCTCCGGGGTGCGGTATCGGAGTTGTCCAAACATTCCAGCCCTCACCGATTGGTGCCTTGCTGCCGCGTGCAATGGCCAAGGGGAATAAGCCCCGCTGGAGGGCTTGTGTCCAAAAATCCTGTATGGTAGTCGGTGCGTTGCTCAATCGTGTCCCCAGCACGGCACGGTTAGGGCGGAGTGCCCTTAACCCCCGGCGTTCGCGCGTCGGGGGTTTTGCTTTTACTCCCAAGGCATCTTGGAAGGCAACACACTAGGGCTAGTATTCTGCACCGGTTCACAGCCCATATCTGCGGTGGCTTCAAATGCCGCCATGGCCGGCCCTAGTTCGTACTGCGCCACCTTGGCCTTGTAGGTTTGTAGCTCTTCGAAGAGCAGTTTGTTGCGAGCATACAGGCCCTTTAGCTCTTCCTGCATGGTGGCGTTGGCCGTGCGGAGCGCGACCACTTCGGCTTTGTCCACGGCGCTTGTACGGTGCGCTTCGCAGTTCTTGAGCCCGAAATTATTGTTGCTCTTGTGGCCGTCGGCCACGGCCTGCGAGACATAGATACCGAAGCGCTCGCCGCACGTTGCGCATGGGCGCGTGAACAGCACAAGGTTGCGATACTTCCGGCCGTGTTGTTCGATATCGTGCGCGCCGGGCTCGCGCTGCCACGTGTCACGTTTGCTTGTCATTGCGCCCCTGTCCCTTCGCGACGTATACGTAGTCACCCCATTTATAACCGTAAACACCCGTGCGTATCAGCACACGCCGGCCGTGCAGCATGGCGGCGGTCATTTCATTTGGGTCGCACTCGCGAATGGCTCCGCTAAACCTGTTGATGGTGTGCCCGGTGCCGCCGTGTTCGTGACCGTTCATATTGTCCCCGTTACAACTCGAATGATGACATACAGTAGAAACGTAGTTGCCACAAGCAAGCCGGCGGCAACAACGCGTTGGGCGGTGCGCTCGCCAAAGGCAAAGGCGACAAGGCCCACGAGTACGACTAGTCCAAGGCCGTGGTGCATGGCTCTTCCTCCGGGGGCGGGTCCGCCTTATTCAACAGCGCACACACTGCAACCGGGTCGACGTGTTCCGACACTCGGCAGACAAGAAAGCCCATTGTCACGAGACCGCCGGGTTTGCGTACGGAGCGCTGAAAAATGCTGCGACCCTTCACGTAGAAGAGGGGCTGTTTGGTCATGACTTAGTCCTCCGGGTCAAACGTGCTGCGGTGGCACTTATAGCGCTCGCCACCGTCTTCGGCTTTCAGTTCGGTGTAGACGCCTTGGGCGTCGCGACCGTGGCGCACTACGCGCGCTTTGCGTACGCTCTTCGTTTCAGGGTCGCGCCAGTCTACGCGGGTGCCAATCGGCAATTTGCGGTCGGTCATGTCACGCCCCCTGTTTCCAGTCGCCGGCAGCGAAGTCCCAATAGACGCTGCTGGCGATTTGTCGGGTTTTGCCCCACGACTTGCCTTTGTTGATTTTGAAGACCACGACCGGGTTAACCTGCGTTGGGTTCCACGAGGGGCAGCGCTTGTCAACAATCAGGCACTCTTGCGTTACATCCGGGCTCCGGTGAATGTTGATTGTGCGGTTGATGGCTTCCGCCGGCACGTCGGCCAGCATGCGCGAGGCCAGCGCCTTGGCGGCTTCGTCCATGCGCGTACGCGCATCGTTCAACACATGTTGCGCAGCCCACCATGCGGCACGCGCGGCGTTGTATTCGGCAATTTGTTCGTCACGTGTCATTGTTGCTCTCCAGCATGTTCGGGGTTGCATGTGTACGCGTACGGCTGTGGGGTGTCAAGGGGGCCTTAGCCCTCCACCGACAAACGTTCAATAGCGGCGGTCAGGCTTTCAATCTCGTTAAACAACCGCGTGGCGATATCTGCCGCTCCGTCTTTGCCGGCGCGGCGCATTTGATTTGCAGCCGCCGACACGTTAGACGCAGCTTGCTTTAACTTCGCACACGCGTTGTCGTGCAAGGCTTGATTGTGACGCTTGTTCATTTGCGCTCTCCAGCGGTTGGTTTGTGTAAATGACCGTACACTAGGCGTTGTCAAGCCATGCTTGCAATAATTGCGTTGGCGCAGTTGCGGCAACTCTCGTGCGCGACGCGGTACCGGCGAATGGTGCGTTCCACACGTTCTTCAGTCGGAATGCCGTCTACGGCCGGCAGTGCAAAGCCGGTCTCCTTCTGAAAGATTTGCAGAACTATCGCCCGGTAAGTTTCCAGCTCAGTTGCGTTTGCCATTTTCGTGCTCTCCAGCGGTTTGAATGTGTAAGTGACCGTACAGGGTGTTTAAACGACTGTCAAGGGGCCTTAGCCCCTCAACTCCGCCGGCACTTCCTTTTCCCACTTCGTCGGCTTGCCGCACTTGCGGAAGGCCAGCCGGGTTAGGTGACTGCCGGGCTTGCCGCCGTTGTACATGAGCACTTCGGCGGACAGACCCTTGAAGGGCTTTTTGTAGGCGGCCACGGCGTCGGCCATGGTCTTAAACTCGCGAATGTGCGTCATGCTGTGGACGTTGCGAGTGGCAAAGTCGCCGCCGTTGTAGGAAACGCTCCAGCGCACGATAAAGGGCCAATTGGCCGCGTCCCACGAACCCCACTGGTCTTGCGTGGTGTAGCCCCGGCGGGCAGCAATTTCGGTCCAAGGGTTCTGCATCTGCGCTCTCCAGCGGTTGATGGCCCGTTGTAGCACGTTCGGCATAGAAGTCCATTGGTATCTATAGGCGTCTATATCACGAATTGTTACAATAGATATCTATAGATATCTTAGGGACCCCGCATAGATGCCAATAGATATCTATAGGTCAATTAACCGAAGGTTAGGCCCGCATGCTACGCATTATCGGGCTTGCCTATGGCCTTGACGGCCTAAGACGCCCTAAGCTACGCTAGGGCCTCGAATGGAGAATTTTACCCGGATAAAATTCATGAGCACGAATTTGCCAGCACGGCTTCCGCAGACCGCAGTGGAAACGGCTGTACGGATGCAAGAACGGATTAAGACGCTTGTACGGGTGCAAAGCCCGGCCATGACGCTCGCATGCAGACAGGCGGGCTTGCCGCTGGAGTTGGCGGAAATGTGCGGCGGCTTGCTCGCGTCGGTCGTTGACGACTTGGTGACGGCCTCGAATTTGCGGCGTACGGACTTCGAACGTACAAAGCGGCTGGAACGCGTTATAGCGGCCTGCCATGAGCCTGCGGCGTCGGCCTTGAAGGTTGCGTGCGCCGCGTCGCCAATCAACGGGCGGGCTGCTATTGCGCATTGGGACAAGGTGTGCGAAAGTCACGACATTGGCAAAATGGCGTGGCTGCTCGGCATGCAGGACAGCGTGACCGGCGAGCGCTACGGCAGACGAATGGGGCAGAGAGCATGAAACGCTGGTTACCGTGGGCCGTGGGCCTTGTCGGTGCGGTCGGGTACTTCGGTTATTTCGAGACCATGGCATTCCTGCACCCGGAGACGTACGACACGCTTTCGCACGTGGTGTCGACAATCGGAGTCAAGTGGCCGCTGTCAATCTTCCTCATGGGCAATTTCAGCGGCGGGCTGGCCGTACATTTCTTTTGGGCGTGGAAAGCCAACCCCATGGGCGAAGGGGGCGGCTAATGGGCAAGCGCGGGCCGCAGTGCCACAGTCACAAGGCGTTGTTGACGCGGCTGGGCCTCGTGCCACCGGATACGCCGTTCAATCGCCGGGCCGCCGCCTATGCCAAGGCCGCTGTACGGTTGGCGCAAGCCGAAAAACAGCGGAAGCAAAATAAAATTGCGGAAGGCGCTTGACAGCGTTTAAACGCACGTGTACGGTCGCGTTGTCAATTCGAACCGCTTGGAGAGCGAACATGACCGAAGCCCAACAAAAATTTCTCGCCGCAAGCCGCAAGCAACGTGCCGCTTATTTTGCTTGGCAGAACGCGCCGGCTGGTGAACAGTCGATTAAGGCGCTTGGCGAATACCGCCGCGCTACCGCAGAACAGCGGGCCGTCGAAAAAGAGAACAAGGGGGCTTGACAGCCCCCGAACCTTCGTGTACGGACACTGCCACATTCAACCGCTGGAGAGCGACCATGACCACCATCCTTAACCCCGCCGACGTTGCCGCCGCCCTGTTCAATTCGGCTGCGGCCATTGACGAACTTGGGCTAATCAAGGCGCAGATTGCCGAACTTGAGGCCAAAGAAAAGTCGCTGACCGACGCCCTCAAGGCCACCGGTCGCGATAGCTTCGCCGGCACGTTCTACGACGCCACGGTGTCGCGCACGGAGCGCGAGACGGTCGACACCAAGCGGCTGCGGGCCGACTTGGGTGAAGAGCTAATCGCGCCGTACGTCAAGCGTACGCCCGTCGTCACCTTGAAACTCGTGGCAAAGAAGTAGGGGGCGCACGTGAAGTTTTACAAAGAGAGCACTGGCGGGCGTAAGGAAGCTACGGACCTTGAAAACGCCGTGGCGCACGCGGTGCACATGGCCGGTTACAGTTGCGACGGTGCGTTGGAACGCGCACAGGCGCACGCCGACAAGACGGCCGAAATGTTCGGTCGGTTGTTACACGAATTGGTGGAAGCCGGCGTGCTGCGGCAAGCGGAGCAAATCAGCCGCATTTTGGAAACCGGTTACGTGGACGTGGAGGACTAGGACATGACCACTAAGAAAGAGCGCCGCGAAGCGCTGGAGCGCATGACCAAGGCGGAGTTGGTCAAAACCGTCGTCACGCTGGACGCGCGGCAGGTGAAGCTATTAAACGAAGTTGCGCGGTTGACTTCGGCCAACGATGATTTGCGTAAGCGCAACGCGGAAGCTGTTTCCACCATGCGCGAGATATCGGCCAGTTTGCCCAACCCGTTCGAAGCAACGCCGGCCGAAATACGGCGGCAGGCCGCCAATCAGTCCGTGGGCAAATTCCCGTGGGAGCAACACTAGATGGCCAAGCCCAGCGATCACTTGCGCAAGTCACACGAACACACGCAGGCTCGCGTCCGCGATGCGGAGCGCAGCATTGGCGACCGTATCGAGCGCATACGGGAGCGCGTGCGGCAGGGCGCAAGTGATCGCGTGGTGCTGTTGGCCATCCTCGATTTGCTGGCCGACGAACTATGACCGAAACCGTAAAGGCACTAATCGTGTGCGGTGCCGTGCTCGCGGTGTTCGCGGCCATTGGCGCGTGCTGTGAGTGGCACGACCGCAAGGCCAAGATGCGCCGCATGGTGTGGGACAATCTGGACAGCGCGTACGCCAACGGTTTCTTTGAGCCCGGCGAACAACTACACGCGCTGCCGGCGTTTGAAGTCGCGTACGACATGGTGACGTACGCCGACGATTGCTTTAATCTTGACCCGGTACGGTTGACACCGTACGTATACGCATGGATGCAACACAGGGGCCTAGCATGAACCTACAACAGTTTTCCGCGTTGGAAGTCGGTGACGAAGTCGAGAACACCATGAGCCACAGCGTGGGCAAGGTGACGCGGACCGAAGCCAATGGCGTGCATATCTCGTGGGGTGGCAACGCCCACAGCTTTTTCTATTCGGTCATGTCGACGGCATGGTTTCACTGGAACAGGGTTGTACGGGAGCCGCGCCCGACCGACCAGCGCCCACAGGGGCACTTGTGATGCGTCGGGTTTGGAGGGCTTGGCAGCGCGCGGCCGACGTTATCGACCGCGCTCATTGCGGACCGTACGAAGTGGAGCCCCGCAGCCTGCACCCGTTGCTGGTGCTGGCAGTTGTCGTGTTGGCGCTTATTGCAATAATTTTGCATATTGGCGCTTGACAGCGTTTAAACGGCCCCATATGGTCACATTCATTCGAACCCAACCGCTGGAGAGCGACCATGACCGCAAAAGCCCTTAAGACCGTCAAGCCCCGTTTTACCACCCGCGAGGAATGGTTGGTGTTTGTCGCCAACGAATTGCGCCCGTACTACAAAGCCCACGATTGCGAAATTCCGGCCGATGTACGGTTTGCCATTGGCTTCACGTCGACCGGCTACCGGTCCAACCGCATTGGCGAGTGCTGGAGCCCGAAGGCGTCCGGCGACAAGCATATCGAAATTCTGATTAAGCCCACCGAGAGCAAGCCGGAACAGGTTGCCGGCATCTTGGCCCACGAACTGATACACGCGTGGGACCGTTGCGAGAACGGCCACAAGACGCCGTTTAAACACGCCATGAAGCGCTTGGGCTTCGAAGGCAAGGCCACGCAAGCCATGCCCGGCGCGGACATGATGGCGAAGGTCATTGCGCCCATCCTCAAAAAAGCCGGCCCGCTGCCCCACGCCGCGCTCGCCGCGTTCAAGATGAAAAAGAAACAGACCACGCGGCTGTTGAAGTGCGAGTGCGCAGAGTGCGGCTACACCGTGCGCGTCACTGCGAAGTGGCTGGAGGAAGCCGGCGCACCGTACTGCGGTCACAAGAGCCACGGCCGCATGCAGTGCGACGCCATCGAAGACGACGGGGGCGACGAATGATTGGAGCCCTACGCCGGCACTCAGAACTGGTGTCGCGCTGGCGTGCCGTCCGTACGCTATTCAATTTCCACGGCTGGGAGCGGCGTTGCTGCGGCTCCCACGCCTTACCGAGGGGCGAGGAATGAAACGAGTAGGACCGCCGCGCGTGACCGACGGCGCGGTTATGTACGTGTGCGAAACCTGCGGGACAGTGGTTTGGCACCCGGCCATGCTGCGCAGCATTCCGCAGTGCCCCAAATGTGTGCCGGCCGTCGGCCCCGAACTGGACAAGGCCCTAGACGACTTCGAAGCCGACAAACCGCCGTCGATTATGAAAGATTGACGGCCGGCGCGGACTGTCATACACACCCGGTGACAGCGCGCCGCGAAGCGTGCTACCATGCGCCGAACCGAACGGAGTTAGGTCATGGCGGACGATAGCACTTTTGGCGGCGGGCTCGCCCTTTCCGGCAGTTTCGGCGGAGGGGTTCCGGCGTCTGCGGTAGAGCCCGGCACCGACGTGCCACCGGCCGCCGCGACGCCGGACACCCCGCCCGACGCGCCCACGGATGTATCGGCGCAGTCGCGCGCCCCGGCCTTCGGCAGCGGCTTCGCCAACCCGTTCGCCGGTCGCGGCTACCGCGCTCCGGACCCCGCCGCGTCGCCGCTGGAGCAAACCGCCGACGTGCTGGAACAGCGTATCGCGCGCGCCAACAAATACGCAACCGACCCGGTGGCGCAGTTTTTCAATCCGGACCTTGTCGCGCAAGCCAAGGCGTTCGGCCCGGCGGCCACCGAACAACTGTTGAAAATCCGCCAACAACAAGCCGCGATCAAGTCGGGTCGGCAGCAAGCGGAGACGCTGGGCCTCGCGCCCGGTGAAGTGCCCGACGAAGCGTCTATGGCCGACCGTGTTGAAGCGGCGAAGGCGCGGGCGCTCAAAGGCGACATGCGCGCGTTTCAGGGATTGCAGGCCGTCGCGCCCAAAGACGCCGAAGCCATTCAAGATCAGGTCCACGAAGTCGTCGCCGGTCATCTGACCAAGGCACAGTTTGCATTCGACAAGCTGTCCGGCGTCACCAACCAAGGCCAGTATGCGGCGGCCGTGGCGCAAATGCGCCGCGACGGCACCTTGTCGGATTTGGAAGCGCTGGGCCTCAAGGTTCCGCCGACATTCGATGCGTTCAATGCGACCAAGGGAGCCGAAGGCAAGGCGTTGCGTGACGCCCGCGTGGGTGTCGACACCATCCGGCAAAAGCTGGAGGAACGAAACACCTACCAGCCCATGGAAGAGAAAGAGGCCAAGACGTACGACAAGCGCATAGTAACGCCGTACGGTGACGTGGCCAATAACGGCACGTGGTCGCGCAACGCGGCGGCCGGCACGCGCGGTATGGTGGTCAACGGCGCTGCGGACCCGCGCGACCTTGGCAAAAAGTACACCTTGGGCAATGACGAACAACGCAAGTCCTTGCGCGAAGAGGCCGCCACCGCCGTACCCAAAGAGGATATGGAAAAGGCCCGCGCGTTCACGCGAACGTACAAGTTGGCGGTGGAAGACGCCAAGGGCAACAAAATGCCCGATGGCAAAATCAACACCAACCCGAACGTACAGCAAGGCATTGCCGAAGGGCTGGCGTCCATGTTGCGCGGCGGGTCCGGTGGCGCGAACGTCGGCCTGCTCAAAATCGAGTTGTTGAAGCGCGGCTGGACGCAGGGCGCGATTGACGGCCTGATTTCGAACTACAACGGCGCATTGAATACGTTGTTTGCCAACGCCAACCGTACCGACAAGCCGTACTTGTCGGAAGGTACGCAAAAGCAAATTCGCGACGTTATGGACGTGCTCAAGACGTACAACGACCAAGACATTAGCGGACGCATGGATCGCATTGGCGAACGTGCCGGCGCGCTCGGTTTCGATAGCAGCGCCTTTGGACTGCGCAAGGGCGAATTGCCGGCGATTGACGACGCGATTGAGCGCGGCCGGCAGGCCATGGTGCAGCGCTTGACGCCGTTCCACCAAGCCATTGGCGGCGGTGACGGCGTTTTCCAGATTGGTGCACAGCGCCCCGGAGCCGGCGCAACGTCGGGACCGCCCGGCACTGCGAACACCACCCAGCTACCGGGCGCACCCCCCGTCGCCACGCCCGTACAGCAAGCGGCGGGCCTCATCCCGCCACGCGCGCCCCTTCCGCCCGGTGTCAACCCGGACGGCACCTTTTCGCCATCGTCGGGAGCCGGTGGCGGGAGCGCTCCGCCTGCGGCACCATCGGCACCCGCAGGCGGAGCCGCGCGGCCTTCTCATGTCGAGACGCACCCGCCTACGGACGTGTCCAGCGTCAACCGCACGCCACCGACCGACGGCCCGACGCCGGGGCGCTACGGCCTGCCACCGGGCATGACGCTGGACAGCCCGGCAGCGCTGGACGCGGCTGCAAACCGTACAATTCAAATTGAGAGCGGGTTTAAACCCGGCGCGAAAACCGGCTCTTATGTCGGATACGGCCAGTGGTCGGCCGAAGAAATGAAGCGCCACAGCATCACGGACCCCAACGACTTGAAGCAAACGCAAGCCGCGCTCAAAGCCGACATTCAGGCGCGAGCGGCGAAACTGCAAAAAGACGGCCTGCCGGCGACGCCCGCTAATGTGTATTTGATGCACCAGCAAGGCGAAGCGGGCTTGGAAGCGCATTTGCGCAACCCTGACGGCGCAGCGTGGGAAAACGTACGGAAGTTTTACAAGTCCGACGCCATCGCCAAGCAAGCGATTTGGGGCAACATGACGCCGGAAATGCGCAAGCAATTTCCCGGCGGCGTCAACGACGTGAAGAGCGGCGATTTTACGCGGCTGTGGGAAGCCCGTTACAACGGCACCGACAACCCGCAGGGCGCGAGTATTGCGAACGTTGAAAACCGCAGGCGGGGGCTGTCCGAAGCCGGCCGTACAGCCCCACGGGCCGAAGAGACGCCGGCACAAAAGGAAGCACCCGGCTTTCTCACGCGGCTTAGTCGCATGCTGTCGCAGGGTATTCCCGAAGGCGAGCGCGACAAGGCCGTACGCGACGTGGGCGACGCGGCTGTGGAGCACGCGCCGGCTATCGGGTCGACGGCTGGTGCTGCACTCGGCAGCGTGGGCGGTGTGCCCGGTGTAGTCGCAGGCGGTGCGGCCGGCGGCGGTGCCGGTCAAATGCTGAAAGACTACATACAAGGGAACGGCTTCAATGGTCCGGAGA